CAGATGTTTGGTCAGAATCCTGACCATGGCCTCGGCGGGAGAAAGCCCCTCGCTGACCAAGTTCTTCATGCTGCCTTTAAGATCGATGCCGGCCTTTTCAAAGGCCTTGATTGTTTCGGGCGCGGTGAGTTTTGAGAGAAAGTTCTTGAAGTTGTTGGCGGCCTCGTCGTTGCTGCCGGCGCCCCGGCGGGCAATCTGCAAGGAAGCTCCGATCTCGGCGACTGCGCGTTCACCGGTGACGCCCAGGGCGGCGAATTGTGGCGTTAGTTGCGGCAACCACTTGGCCATGTCCGCGAGTTCGAACTGACCGCTTTTGCCGGCGAACGCCAGCATGTTCATGGAGCGCTGCAGTCCGGCGGCGCCGATGCCCAAATTATCCTTGAGCGCAATGGCTACTGAACCGAGGTCGTTCATACTGGCGCGGGTAGCAGTGGCCGATTTGGCCATCACCGGGGCGTAGGATTCCAGTTCCTTGACGTTGGCGATCCCGCCGGCAATCAACACGGCGGTGCCCTTGGCCATCTCGGTTTGAGTCTGGTTCCACTTCAGCGCGGCCCCGCGCATCACATCGCTGAGGCCTTTTTCCTGCGCCTCATCGAAGCCGCCGGTGATAGCGATATCGCGGGTCTGATCTTGGAAGTCGATGGCCGTGCGCACCGACTGAACAATTGGGGCGCCGAGTGCCGCGCCCGTACCGGCAACCTCCAATGCCTGCCCGCGCAGTTCCCCGCGTTTGTTTTTGAGTGTTTCCCCACGGGCAATGCTCGCGGTGAGGCGATCCTGTTTGACTTTGAGTTGGTCAATCGCGCGCCCCACCTGATCGTACTGCCGACGCAGGCGTTCAACGCCCGTGCCGCCCCGTGCAAGGGCGGCGGACAGTTCGGTGCCAATGAGTTTTTGCTTTGCGGTGAGGCCATCGGTGGCGCGACCAAGCTGTTGTACGGTCGATTTGGCCGAGCCGAAAGCGGCGCTGAGGCTGCCGGATACGACGGCGCCGATCTTTAGTCCAACCAGTACTTCGTTAGCCATAAAGTTTGCTACGCTATGAGCATGTTTGAAAAAGCCGCTCTACGCACCGCCAAGACTCTGTATGCACTGGCCATCGGCGCCGGTGTGATCTGGCTCGCCTGGCTTTGCCTGGCTCACCTGCCGTTGTGGGCTGCGGTCGTCGTGTTCTGCATCGGCTTGCCATTGCTGGCTTCGGTTGCCGCCCCTATCGCAGCGGGCGGCGCCTGGTTGGCGGGATTGGTGGTTGGTCTGGCCGCGATCATTGGCCTTTCGCTTTATCGGCGAGTTCGATCCGCCGGTTGATCTCGCGCCTACAGGTCTCGACCCAGCGCCAATATTCCACCATGTCCAGCCTGCTGATCTCAGACGGCTGGAGCCGTAACACCAGCAGCAACGCCTCGTCCCAAGACTCCAGCAACGTCTCCTCCGCCAGCCATTTCCCGTAACACCTCGGTGGCTTTCTTCGAGTCGGCGATATCGAACTCGCCAAGATCTTCTAAAGTGATGCCCAGCATCTTCGCAACGAGCATGTCTTCCATCACGCCTTCATCTTTCGTGATGGATTGAGCGACGGTGATGTCCTTGCGTTTAAGGCGCTTGATCGGCAGCTTTATGATTGTGTTGCCGTCGCCGCCTTTGAAGGGGAATTTGAGAATGAAGCTGAGTTCGTCGGCCATCTTTGATGCTCCAGAAAGGGTTGCTCTTTAAGAGCCCTGAGCATCGCACCCGGCCGTGGCGCTGACTTTTAATCGACTTTAAAGAGGCGACTCTTCTGGGCACATTGCCTTAAAATCGTCCGTTCACTGAGGTAGCTTTTTAAATTCCAAAGGAGATGGTGGGTATGAGTGACGACAACAAAGAGCGGTTCAATGTTCTCGCTGGAAAGACTCTGGCGCTATTGGTAGGCGCTTGCCCCGTGCCAATAAAGATTACCGCTGAGACATTTGAACTTCCGAAAGGAGAGCGCAAAACAGCCGAAAACGGCTTCCTCGGGACAACTTCGTTTTACAAGAAATCCCCAGATGAGCAGGTTCTTAGTAGCCTGCTTCAATGGCTTGAAGCTGAAAATTACATCAGGGAAAAAGGTGGCTATTACGTCGCCACGCTACAAACACTGAAGCTGTACAACGCAGTACCGAATGCAATCTCTGAGTAACAAAAAAGGCAGTCAACTGGAAAGCTGACTGCCTTTTCCCTATCTATGCCTGCCCGATGTTCTGACGGTACTTCGACAGCTGATCCTGCCCACCAACCTTGAAGATGTTTGCCAGCCAATCCAGCAGCACGATTTCCTGCCCATTCAGAACTTGGCGCACGTAGGTGGCCGAAAACGGGGTTTCATACTTGGTGGGATCTCGCGGCTTGTGCCCCCCGAGCTGATACTCCTTGCCAGTGATCGTCATCGTGGTGACCAGCGCCATTTCCTCGACCAGGCCGCCGCTGTTGAACACCTGGACGTTGCTGCGGCACTGCAACTGGACGCTTTTAAACGGCGTAACCAGTTTGCTGGCCGCCTCGTAATACAGGCTGTTCCAGACGAATTTTCCCTCCAGCTTATCGATGCCGTCTGGCAGTTCGATCAGGCCAACCATGCCCAATCCTTGAAAGTCGCTGGCCACGGTTTTGATGGAGCCCAGGTCGACTTCTTCCAGCTTGCCGAAGAAGCTGGCGCCGTCGAGGTAGACGTTGGCGTTGGAAATGCGGTGAGCGCTGAAGCCGGCCATTACTGAGCCCCCAGATTGACCAGGTATTCCCCGGTGATTTCAGTTTCAAAAGTGCCGCGTTCGAACGGCAGCGGAATACCCAGCTTGTAACTGAACAGCACATGGCCCAGTTCCAGCTCGGTTTGCGGGTTGCGGGCCGGGTCATACCAGCACTCGCCGCCGAGCAACGCCTCGTCGCCGATCAACTTCCGAATCAGCAGATTGACGCTTTCGGTGATGCTGGTGATCAGCGACGTGGTCACGGGGTGGTCGACGAACTGGAGCGAGCTATAGCGGATCGATTCATCGATCACGTCCTTGGTGCGTCGGACGTTTTCGAAGTTGCGCATGTGGGTCACAGTTGGCCAGGCCGCCGTCCGGTTACCCCACAAACGCAGCCCGGTACCGAAGGAGTTGAAGACGGTGGTGATGCCATTCTCGTTCAGCAGATTGACGTCGCTGGATGGGTCATCGATCCGGGCGCTGAGTGGACGCTCCAGTCCGATGACGCCGACCAGTTCCTGGTTGGAGCTACTCCACCAATAGCCCTTGTCGTTATCGACCTTGGCCCGCAACCCGGCGGCACGGATCGACAGCGGTTGCAGACGCGAACCGTCGGTAGGCGCGTCGTAAACCTTCACATGCGGATAGCACAAACGAACCCGGTCGCTGCTGGTGTTGAAGTTGATATCACCAGCCGGCCCGCGCCCGGCGATAACCTGTTGAACGGTGGTCCCGATAGGCGCGTCGATGTACGCGACGCCGCCCACTTGTGTTGCCGAGGCGATAAGTTCCACGCTCACCGAACTGAGGGTGCTGAAGCCGGGGGCGATGAAGATTTTTCCAAAGAAGCCCAGCAGGTTGTAGCTGTCCTGGAATGCCTTCAGACCGGTACGTTTTCCGGCAACCGTGACGCCGCCAATGATATCGGCTGGCGTGACTTTGCTGGGGTCTGCGTAGGCGTAATCAGCCTTGACCGGGCCGTTTACGGGAATGGTGCCGTTGGTCAGGCGCTTCACTCGGCCTGTCAACATGTTGACGGAGTAGTCGGTGTCCTTGGCGTAGGTGTTCGTTCCCTCGGGTGACTTGAGCGTGAGCGTCTGAAGCGCGCCGTGTTCCAGCTGCAGTAGGTCACTGTCGTTGAACATGTGGGCTTGCCCGGCCAGGCTGGTGCGGTGGGCAGCCGGATCGAGGACGTTGACGATCAGAACCGTGCCAGCCCCGAAGTCGTAAATACCTTCAAGAGCTTCCGGGATGCTGAACCCGGTGAGGTGCGAGCCGAACTTGGCGCCGTCGATCTCGTTCAAGGACAAGGTCAGCTCGTTGACCGGCCCGATGGGCGCGGTGCCGACCAGGGCGATTACGGCTGATTTGACCAACTTGATCGGGCGCGGGCCGCGCTCGACTTCGAGGGTCTCAATACCGTGCAAATAATTAGCGGCCATCGGGTGTTACTCCTTTTCGGCTGTTTGAGGCGCGGGCGAGGACTTGGCGGCCGGCTTCGTATCGGGCGGCAGTGGTTCCAGATGTTTGAGTTCCAGCAGTACCAGGGTGTATTCGTGGTCGGCCGGCAACTGAACGGGCTTGCCCGGCGATAGTTGCACCTCCAGCAACTCGCGGCTTTCACCAACCCGCAGGGTGGCGGCGCTTTGGGGGCCGTTGTAGAGGTAACGGGTCAGTTTCATGGGTACTCCTCAAATCGGGGTTCAGTCAGTCGCGGCCCGCTGTCAGGGGCCACAATTTGCAATTGAGTGGAGCGCATGGCGAAGTCCTGGGCGTACTGCCAAACGCCGTTCATGTGGCCGATGAAGTGCTCGAAAACCGGACGGCACGCTTGGTCGCAGTGCGGCGGGTACCAGCCGGTCAGGCAAGTGCGGATCCGGTCGAGGTAGCTGACGACGCCGTCCTTGCCATTGAGTTGGCGGAACACCAGCGTCAGCCGCAGCGTCATGTTCCGGGCTTGAAATACAGCGTCCGTGCTTTCCGAACCGCCGAAGGTCGATTTACCGTATGCCAGCAGAATCGCCCCGCGTGGGTGGTTCAGGCGGTACTGGAGCGGATTCTCTGGAAACAGCTCGACCATAAGTTCTAGGCCGAAGGCTTCTTGCAGACGCTCCAGCATTGCCTCCATCAGCTGCTCGGTTTGGGTTTTGGGCGGTGCCTCGCTCATCAATAGCGCTCCCATGTATCCGCGCCAAACTGCTGCTTGCGCACGCGTACGCGGATCTCGCCCGGCTCCGGTGCGGCGTGGCCGGTAGGCATGCCCAGAGTGACCACGCCGTCGCGGATGCTTTCCAGCAGCTTGATGGTGTCCTTGCGGCTGTCCTTCACCGCATCGGGCAACGCGCCCTCGGGACGACGCTGATACAGCCAATGCCGCGCCAGATACACCACCGCATCCCGCAGCACGGTCGGCACCGGATCGAGCGGCAGGTTGTACCGCCCGCGAAGGTAGCCATCTACCAACTCTTCCGCCTGCCGCATGCCGTCCTCGATCACGTTCTCGTTGGGCAGCCTGGCGGCCGGGTCATCGTTGGAGAGCTGAATCAGCGTCAGCTCCGGGATGGCATTGCCGATATCGGCACGGGTGCAGTAGCGCATGGGTCAGCCCGCCTTCAGCTCGACCAGGGCTTCCGGAAACAGGCACATAGCCAACGGGTTCGCCTGGGCTTCCAGATCCCAGCCTTTGCCCAATTTGCGTTCCTCGGCCTTGCTGTAGAACGGCTGGCCAATGGTGTTGACGGTTTCGTTGTAGTTCGCCGGGGCGTTGAACATGCGGAACACGCCACGGGCCACCGGGAACACCTGGGCGATGTCGGCCGGAATGAAGCGCTGCCCGCTGACGGTAACGTCGTACTCGATGAACTCGATGCCGCCGAAGGTGAAGCCCGAGCGCACATCACCGCCGAGGCGATCCTGCGCCTCCTGGTAGTTGGCAAATGCGGCTTTTACCTTTTCGTGGTCGATCATCGCGTCGAACCAATCCGGCCCGCACAGTGCGCGAAAACCCGTGACCATCACTCCGCCCAGCTTCGATTCGGAAAAGCGCTTGGCGTCGAGGCAGGCCTTGCGCACGTTGGTGCCGGCATTGCTCAGCGCCACCGTGATTTTCTTCTGGCTGACTTCGAACTCTTTGAAGAGGTCGGTCAGGACTTCGCCGTCCGCGTCCAGCAGCTTGCCGCGAAGTGCGCCCACGCGCTGGAATTCACGGGTGGCTTCGATGCTGTTTTTCAGCTCCTGCAGGTTGTCGTTGATCACCGTCGCCACAGGCGCGGTGGTGTCTTCCTGGCCGAACGCGGCAACGCCCTGCAATTGGCTTGGCAGGATCGGCCGGTTGAGCGGCAGGTGCAGTGTTTCAAACGTACGGCGCTTACGTTTGCTGCCCTTGATCGGGGCCGGGTCATCATTGCGCGAGGTATTGGGCACCAGCACCAGGCGGCCTTCGCGCTCATCGATAACGACGCTGGTGCTGGTGACGCCTTTTTCATCGAACAGCCCCATCGCGCCGACTTTGCCGGGAATCGCGGGGAGTTTGTTCACGGCGGCGGTGAGGTTAGCGACGCTGAACATGTCTTGCAGATTCATGGAGTACTCCAGATCAGAGGGCCGCACGGGCAACGATGCCCAGGGCGTTGAGTTCGTCCAGGGCGGTGGCCTTCTGGGCTTCGGTGATGCCGCCCGGCCAGGCCAGTTCGGCGAGATCGACAACGGCGCCGCGTGAGATCACTACACCCGGCTGGTCGCTGGCTGTTGCGTCCACGGCTTCAATCAAAATCGCTACCGATTTTTTGGCCGCGCCGGTACCGGCGAGGTCGACTACCTGGTACTTGCCGGAGACTTTCGCCAGCACCTGGCCAAACGCGTAATTCACCCCGGCCAGCAGCGTGACTTTGTCCTTCGTCCAGCCGGGGCAGACTTCGACCAGCAGCAAGTCGCCCGGATCTTTCGGTTGAGTAAACGTGGCCATGGGGCCTCCTATCGTTTAGAGCGGGCTTCAGCGTCCGCCAGCAGTGGGTTGGTGGTTTGGGGAATGGTCTTGCCGGCGCGGGTTTTGGTGGCGACTTCCGCGAAACTGACGCCGCCGGCCAAGTCACTGAAGATTGCTTTCAGACCGTCGCTTAACGGCTCGCGGGCCTCCTCTTCGCCGAACTCCAGCGGGGTTTCGCTGGAATCGGCGTAATCCAGTGCGGCAATCACCGCCGGGGCGTGCACCGGCTTCATGCCCGCCGCCACCAGCTTTTCGGCGAACTCGACGTTCGCCCCGTGGATGGCTTCCTGCGCGGCGGTGCGGGCGGCCTTGTCGCGCTTGGCGATATCGGCCTTCAGGCGTTTGTTCTCCGCTTCAAGGGCGGCTGGGTCTTTGTCGGACATGCTGGTTACCTCGGTGGATCGGGTGGGTTCGGAGAAAGCGGGTTGATTGCCCGACTCGGGCTGTCGGGCGATTTCGGCGAGGCTGTCGATGGCCCACGACGGAGCCACCTGGTCGGCGGTGTCTTTGTCGAACTTGCCGATGAGCCATTCACGGAAACGGCGCCACATGTCGGAGTTGAGTTCGTGGCCGTAGTCGCCGAACTCGACGACGCCTTCTTCGCCATCGGCCAGTTCAATCGGGCGCAGGCCTTTCACGGCCGGCGGCTGGGCGCCGAGAAAACCGACGTGGCGTAGGTAGTACACGCCCGGCACCGGGTTGTTGGCGGCGTCGGGGTGATAGAACGAGGCGGAAATTTTCTTGAAGCGGCCTTTGTCCACTAGCTCGGCGAATGCCGGGTCTACCTGCTGGGGCTCGGCGATCAGGCCATTGGCGGTAGCGGTCAGCGACTTCACCCAGCCGGCCGCTGGGGCGTCGTGCTTCGGGTGCCCGATGACCATCGGGGCTTCGTGCAAGGCCGGGTCATACGCGCTCACCGTGGCGGCCAGATCGGACTCGCTAAAGTCAAAACTGGCGCCGTTCATGGCGGTATGACTGCCGGGCTTGAAGATGTGCAGTGGTTTCATGGCTATGCGCTGCGTGAAGGTGATGCGCACAGCCTGAGCTTATGAACGGCTCAGGACTTTTAATCGGGTTTAAAGAGTGTGTGGGGGAATGACACCTTGGTTCAACAGTTCGTGAGTGCGATCATTCTCGCTACGCTGTAGGCGAAACCATAGGGCAATGTGGGGGGATGAAGAATGGACGAGATAATCGAACCGATCTGCGCTGGTTGCATAAACGAAGACTTTCTTCGACACCGGATAATGAAGTCAGCGAATAGAGCCGAATGCTTGAACTGCGGCAGGGAAAACCCATCGATTGAGATGGACACACTAGCCAATGAGATAGCCAAGATTTTGATAGATACAGTGGAGGTCGGAGAGCTAGTAGATATTTGTGACATGGACAGGGACCGCATCAGTCATACCGAGCAACAAGGCGACCCACTCAGCTATTTCATCGGGGAAATCCTCCGGGTCGAAGATGACGAAGATCCAATCATCGGATATGTCCTGGAAAGGCTGGTAAACCAGTCACCTGGCGATGAGGGTTTTTTTGACGCGGAAGCCTATACGAGAAAAACCCATCTACCCTTTGAGGTGCAGGAAAACTGGATCGAGTTCAGAAACGGGCTCATGCATAAAAGCCGCTTTTTCAATCACAAAGCGAAAGAATTTTTGGAGTGGTTGTTCGAGGGGATTGACTCTTATCGCGTAGTTGGCTTCGGGCCAGGTGTTGTTCGGATGCTGAATCCCGTTGATTGTAAGCCGATCTACCGTGCACGCGATTGCACTCCGCCGAAAGATGACAGTAGGGATATTTTGGCGAACCCCAGTGGCCAACTAGCCGCGCCGCCAAAGGAACTTGCGCCTGCAGGTCGCATGAGTCCGGCCGGAGTGCCGGTGTTCTACGGCGCCTTCGAGCGTAGGACGTGCATTGCTGAACTCAGGCCTCCAGTAGGCGGCAAAGTTATCAGCGGGCAATTCCAACTTACCAGAGAGATACGGGTACTCGACTTCACCGCGCTGGAAGATGCTTACGACCGAAAAATCCTAAGTTACTTTGACCCCGACTACCGTCGAAAAATGGAGCGGCGACAGTTTCTGAAAAGTTTTCACAACATCATCAGCCATCCTGTCGTACCCGATCAGGAGCATGAGTACCTTCAAACGCAAGTGATCGCTGAGTACCTTGCCACGCAGCACGTGCCGCCGATTGAAGGAGTTATTTTTGCGTCTGCCCAGGACAAACACGAGGGCGGCCAGAACATAGTGTTTTTTTCCCAGGTCATCTCGACAGAGCCGCTTCCACCAGTTGCTGACGAAAACGGCTGGTATTCCCTAGAAAGCAAACCGGCTATCCCAGGGATTGAGTTCATACCTGAGTCATTGGTCGTTCACACCATCGAACAAGTCATGGTCAAAACGAAAGACACGAAGGTCATCGACGGCCAGCTCGAAAGCGATATCAACGATTTTTTTGAACGAGACTATTGAACCCGCGCTGCGGATTCGTTTTTTCCAATAGCTGGAGGCTTTATAAAGCGTTTACAGCGGTTATCCATGGTAGGGATCGATACACCGCAGCCGTAACGGCTCCATAGGCCTTCTGATAGCGTTACAGTCGTGCGGCTTTCCGCAGGTGATGCAGGGCCAATTCAAGGATCGCTTCCTCTGCTTCGGGCTGGATGACGCCCTCGGCATCCATCGGCAACCAAGGTCGGCTCGGAATATCTCCCCACAGGTGCGGGAACTCCGATTTTTCCCCGCCGAAGTGCATCATCGCCGCGTAAGGTTTGTTACTGCCGATCAACGCAGAGCTGTCGGTTGCATGACTGGTTACCGAAGCCGCCAGACCCGCCGCGCTGATCTGCAATATCTGGCCGGGCCAGTTACCGCTCTTCTCCCGGCGCTCGGTCGTGGTATCGGATAGGTCGGCCCAATCGGGCCGCCCCTCATTTTCGAAGTTTTCCTCGGTCTGGCTCAGCAGCTCGGCGGCCGCACCGCGCATCAGCGGCGCGAGATCCCCGACGGCCCACTCGACTTTTCGCAAAACGTCCTGCAGACGCTGGTGATCCAATTCAACGGTGAACATGGTGCGCCTCCTAAGCGGCCGCTTCTTTGCGTTTCAACGCCTCGGACAGACCAGCACCTGGTGCGTGATTGAAGCCGGGATCGGTACGGAAGGTGGTGGCCCGGCCTTCGGCATCGGTGGTGCGCAGGCCGGTGACCGTGGCCGTTCTGATTTCGCCAGTGCGCTTGTCCGTTCCAGTATCGACGGTTTCGGTAAACGACCGCCCCGCGCTCGATACGACGGTCAGGCCCCGACGTTTGACGGCCGCCTCACTCAACGCAACCACGCGGCAGCGGCAGTTGAATCCGTTGGGCGGGAAGATCGTCGACCAGATCGGGTCATCGTGTCGGAACACCTGGCCGTGCAACGCCCGGTGGCTTGGCCGCGTCTTGCCGTCGAGGATGGCCACGTACATCCAGTACGGATGCGTCTCGGTGGTTTGTTCCATCTCGGCCTTACGGCCGGCCATGTAGGCACTTTGCAGGTTGGTCTGATAGATCGTCTTGAGCCGGCGCGGGCTGCCCAGTTGCACCAGTTCGCCAACGCCTTCGCTGTCGACAATGACCTGTTGCCCCCACCAGCCTTGGGCTTCCAGCGTTGGCTGCATGTTCGTGATGAACTGCTTGAGCGTTTGGCCATCCTGCAGCGCGGTTTCCAGCGCTGCCCGAATATCAGACAGCAGATCGAGGCGCATGGCCTTGGCGACGGTGAAAGCCTGGTCGTGCGCCTGATCGAGCATGTCCTGCCAGTTCCAGGTAACCGCGTAACCCTTGAACTTGAGGTAGGCGATGGCCTTCGCGGGCTCAAGGCCAAAGATGGCTTTGAGGTCGGTCGGGCTGAGGCGTTTTTCCGTGGCGGCCATATCAATCCTCCCGGTCGGCGCTGGCGCTCAACCGGCCCCAGGTGTGGGCGATGAACAACAGGTTGGCGAGCTGTTGCTGAAGCGCTTCGCCGTCCATCTGCGGAAACGCCTCGGCCAACAGGCCAAGGGCCTCTGAGTCATCACGGGCGCGTTGAAGTGCTTCGATGAACGGGGCTACGGCCTGTTCGGCCTGTTGTTGCAGTGCTTCGGCGGGCAGGCTGTCGATAGCCTGATCGAGGGCGATCTGATCCAGTAGCGGCCGCACGGTCGACTCGGCGAACGCTGGCGAATCGACGGTGGCCGCCGCCGATGCGAGATCGCCGTCCTGCAGGTTATAGGTGCGCTTCCAGTACGCGTCGGTGAACTTCACGCCGGACTCGGTCAACGCTTTGTCGCGCTGGGCCAAGGTCTTGTCGATTTCCTCTTGTTCCCACAACTCGTACAGCGGCGCCGCAACGTCGGTGCCGAAGTTGAGGTCGACGACCAGGCGAATGCACGCGTTCAAGGAGGCGGCAACAATGCCGGCGTCCCCGTCGCGTATGTCCTTGGTCACCTCGGCGCCGGCTACAGCGCTGGCCCGGTTGCTCTCCTTTTCGGTGGTCTGGTTTTGCCCCAGCATGGCGACGTTGATTTCGCTTCGGCAGTACTCCAGCAATTCGCGGTAGACCTCGGCGCTGCCGGCCTTGCCGGCGGCTTCGATGATTTGCACGCTGGAATCATCCGGGATGGCCGCTACGGCGTCTTGCACCATGGCCTCAAGGCTATCAAGCAGCAAATCGGTTTCGCTGTCGGCGGCCCCGCGTGGGTGTTTGCCGATGACCCATGGGCTGCCGTACTTCTCGGTGAACTGAACCCAAAACTTCAGGCCGCCTTTCATGAAGGTCGCCGGCCAGAAGCACATACTTAGGTCCGGGAAGCCATAAGGGTTGGCGTAGGTCGCATCCTGCCGGGCAACGATAAAGCGCTGCGGGTCGCATAGCTCGCCGTCTTGGCCCGCTTCCTTGGAGCGAAAACGCAGTTCGTTGTCCTTGTCGTAGAAGAACCATTCGGCCGGCTTGCCGAGCAGATCTTCCGGTACCAGGTTCATGCCCACCGGCTTCCACATCAGCTCTACGGGTTGATACCCAAACAGCGGCGCATCGAGCAGCTCGCGGATGATGCGATCAAGGTCAAGGTCGGCCAGCCAATCACGGATAAAGCGCTCGACTTTGGTGGGCGCATCGCCGCGCTTGATGCCACGCTCCAGCGATAGCACCGAGGCCTTGCGACGACGGACGTTGCCGCCGACCAATGCCGAGCTGCGCAGGTCGCGGTAGACCGTAATGTCTTTGCCCTGGGCCTTGAGGATCGGGTCAGGGTTGGGCAGGCTGACGCCGCTGGAGCCGCTAGCGCTGGAGCGCCCACGGGTGGCAATGTGTTGGTCAAGTGCGGAGCTGCGCTTGGCGTCGGCAAAGCTGACGAATTCGGTGGGGCTGACCCACAGGCCTCTCTTGTTCATGCGTACCCCTGAGTGATGCGTTTGCCCTGGCGTGGGCGGCGTGATTTGACGGAGACCGGACCGGAGGCGACTTCCAGCGTGGCAAAGTTGGCCAACGCGCCGGCACCGGCGAAGTCACCGTGGCGATACAGGTCTGGGTCTTTCAGGTCTTGAGAGCGGGCTTTCATGATCATGGGGATGCCATCCACCATTTCGATGGCGCGCACGTCCTGGTGCAGCGAATCATCAAGCGGCAGTGTGATGGTGGCGTCTTCAAACAACTGCACAAACTTCGGCATCCAGGCGCCGTACCAGGAGCGGCTGATCTTCACCTGCTGGATGCGGTTGTGGCCGAACTCGTCGGCCGTCTCTTCGGCGAGTGTTTCGCCGCTGCCGGTAGCATCCAGCGCGGCGCCGACAAAACACGGCAGACTACGCAGGATGTAAAATAGGATCTGTTTTTGTTGGCGGGTCGGCACCTTGTGCATCTCCACCACAAAGGGCACGTCACGGTGTCGAACCTGATCGACTGACATCGGGCAGATGATCGAAAAGTCACGGTGCCGGGCATAGTCCATGCCCAAGAAATGCCGTAGATCGGGCGCCAGCGCCTGCTGCATCAAGGGCGTTAGATAACGCCGGATCCAGTCGTCGACATAGGCTTCGCGGCGGTAAACCGGCTGCAGAGTGAAGTCATCGTCCAACGCCAGGCGCAGAACGGTCCGATCTGGGCGCATGGCCTCATCAATCCATACGCCAGGAATGCAAACGCCGTTGCCGTCGCGGGGAATGGCATCCAGCTCTTCGCGCATCTGCGCCTTGCGCGGGCCGTAGGCGTTGCGGATCTTCTTGTACCAGGCTTCCTTGTCTTCGGCCGTGGCTTCCTTGCCGGCCATGAAGCACACCCGCTCAAACAAACCGTTGGCCACGGCATCATCAAAGGTGGCCCGGTAAACTTCAGCGCTGTCGCCGTAACGTTTGTCCCGGATGTCGTTGACCATCTGGTTGAACGCGTTGCCCTTGCCGTTGTGGGTGCTGATGATGACGATCCGACCGCCCCAAATCAGCAGCGCCGTGGCGGCATCGAGTACAGCGGATACGTCACGGTGAAACGCCGCCTCGTCGATGATCACCTTGCCCTGCAAACCGCGCACGCCGGCCGGGTTGCTGGAAAGCGCAACGATCTTGAAGCCGGAGGCGTACCGGATGCGGTAGGCGTTGATCTGCCGGGTGTTGCCGGCTTCGTCCTGGTCGTCGAATAAAAACTCTTCGATCTCGCTGACGCCGGACGCCTGAGCCTCGGCCATCACGCGGCTGAACTTGGCGCAGTAACCGATGAACTCAAGGCCTTTTTCCTTGGTATCGCCGATGTAAAAGCAGTCCATGCCGCCCGCGACTTTTTGCGATGCGGCGGTGATCACCGAGTCCAACGCCTCGGCGAAAGTGATGCCGGTACGCCGGCCTTTCTCACAAAGCTTGATTTGCGCGTCGATGCCCAACCATTCCGATTGATGGGCCATCAAGATGCCCTCGTCCAGCGGATTATAACCCGCTGGGATTTCCCGGACGCTCGGCGGAAGTTCGTCCCATTCGACGACGCGCAGTGTGCTGGACGAGGGTTTCATTGCTTCACGCCCAGGAATTTCTGGCGCCAGAACATGGCCTGGTCTTCGGTCATGCCTTTGGCTTTCACCGCGTTATCCAGTTCGGCGGCTTGCTCCCGCAACAGCCGTTCGCGAGCCGCACGCTCGATGGTCTGGCGCTCCTTCACGCTCATTGTTCGTGCCTCCATGGTGGCCTTGGCAGCGCGGGCAAGCGCGGACACTTCGGCAATGGTGACCTCGTCCTTTTCATGGGCGCCCATGGCGGCCTGATAGGTCAGCGTCGAGATTGCCTCCACCAGTAGCGCGCCGGTCTTATCTGAGGAGTCCTCGCCGAAGGCGCCCACAAATGCCTCGGCCATTTCGCGCTGCTGGCGGGCCTTTTCGGTGAGTTCATCGAAGCCCACTTTGAAACGGCCTAAGGCGCTACGGCTCGGAGCTTTCTCGTTGGGGAAGCGCGCCCGAATGTCATCCAGCATGTCGTCGAGCGTCATGCGGTCATCGCGCAACAGCTTCTGGATGTACGCCTTAACCATCGGCGGCAGGCGGTTGATAGAGGACTTGCCCGCCATGGTCAGGCCCCCGGCCGCTTGATGCCGGGAACGCGGGCGCGGCCGGCGGCGATGTCTTGCCCGCGCTCGGTGAGGGTCGCTACCAGCACTGGGCCGACGTCAGAAATGCTGATAGCGCCTTGCTCAGCCAACCATTGCAATTCGGTTTTCACCTGGTCGCGGCTGGCGGTATGGCCGAAGTTATCAAGCGCAGTGTTCAGCACCGAACTGTTGGCGCGGTAGCCTGGCATCTCCACCAGCAGGCGCAGGATCACAAGCCGCATGTCTTGGCGCAGAAAATCGGAATATTGAGTCATGTCTTCTCTCGCAGCAGGTAGTCATTGATCCGATCCAGCGAACGGGCTAAAGGGCCCAGCGCATCCTTGACCCCCGATAGTTCGGCGCGCACGGCCTTCATATCGCCCAGCAGATCGGTCACGGCTGTCTGGTCTGGGAGGTGCCGCACGTGTTCCTCCAGGGCGACAATGCGGGTACGCAACTCCAGCAGCTCTTGGGCGCTTGCCGCTTGGCGTTTGGTCATCCAGGTGTAAATGCCGAGTACCGTCAGGATCAGCCACTGCACGGTCTGGAAGCCGAAGTTCATTTCATTCAGGTTCATTGAAAACCCCGTCGTGTTGTGTGTTTCAGAGCATCAATGCAGTCGGTGCAGTGTTCCGTGCCCAGTTCGTTCTGGCGCCGATCCTCGGGGATCGCATCGCCGCAGACCTCACAGCGGTAGGCGGAAACGCCCGAGCTAATGAATACCCCGTTCTGGCGCGCCCGCCGTACGGCCTCTTGGCCGTCGTCATCCGTAAGGTCGCCTACAGCCATAGGGCGTCAGTCCTTTTCTCGTAGATCGAGCAGCCCGTTGAGCTGGGCAACATTGGCGCGGGCCCACAAGCCGTAGTCTTGGGCGTGGGCGAGGATGTCGGCTGGAGTGACGCCGCTTTCCAATAGTTCGGCGTCAGAGCCGGGGGTGGGCCAGGCCGCTTTTTCAGCAGCGGAGGTAGCGGCGCCTGGTCTTGGGGCGGGCACGCCGAGGGCGGCGTTGAAGTCGCGCACCCAGCCAGCAGTAAACACGCAACGAGGAACAGGTTTAGCCGCAGCGCCGGGCGCCGGAATGTATTGGGTCGAGACATGGGGGATGCGCTCCTGGAGCTGACGTTTTTCTTCGGCGAATTGGTCGATAGTTGCGTACAACAGCGACTCGGCTTCGTTGGCACGGGTGACTTGTTGAAGCACTAGAACGCGGCTCTCGTTTGCTGCCGTCGCGGCTTTGTCCGCCTGTTGGCTTTTGAGGTTGGCCAGGGCGGTATCCCCCAGCGATTTCGCGTAGAGGTAGGCGAAGGTTCCGGCGACCGCGCCGCCAGCAATCGCGCTCACCAAGCAGGCGAAAGCGATAGCGAGAATTCGCGCCGAGCGCGGCCATACAATCCGTTCAAGCGCACCCATTACGTTGCCTCCGACGGTTGCGGAATTTGCGGGCCCGGCGCTTGGCAGCGGCGATGCCGGTCTTGCCTTGGCGGTAAAAGCGAACGACCTGCGGGCCGCCCCACGTTCCGGCGGCAATACAGGGGACGGCACAGTAATGGCCGCCAAACAGGCCGGCCAGCAGCGCGCTGAACGCCCGGCCAAACAGGTTCAGTCTCATTTGAGCGCCTCCTGATCCGGACCCTGTTTGAACAGGCGGGCAATGAACAGCATCAGGGCCAAGCCGCTGTTGAGTGCGGCGTAAGCCTTGGGCGAAAGCTGCGCCTCCCACATCGGCAGCAGTTCAAGTTGCGCAAGGCCGAAGAACGCGATCAGCAGCCCGAGCTGGACGCTGTACAGCTTGTAGCAACGGCGCCAATTGCTGATCAGCTTCATGCGGGCGCCCCCACGGTCTTGCCGTGAGTTGCGCCGCGTTCGATACCCGCAAGCAACAAACCGTCGGCTATGAGGCTATCTCCGTACCACCCGCTGCCGGGCAGTGGTCCGGCACCGTTCTCGTGGCGGATGATGGCCGGCACAAGGATGCGCATGACTTCAAAGTCGTAGACATCGACACCTTCATAGTCCGGGTCGAGGCCCAAGGCGCGGGCCACTGTCAGCACGTAGGCTTCGGTATTGTTTTCGGTTGGCGGGGCCCAGCGCTCGATGATCTCGCGCACGGAGTCGATTCGGCTGCCGTTAGCGGCTTGGCGTTTGTCCTGGTAGGTGATCAATACGCGGGCAATGGCGCGGACGCCCCAGCGCGGCCCAGTGAACTGGACGAAGTTGGCGTCAGACTGTGTCGCGGCCATACCTTGCCAGCGGACGCCTTTGGCGTGACGGATGTTGCCGGGGTTGAAGTTGCGGATACCGCGAGGGGTTTCGGGTCGCATGGGCGCCTCCTGTAACGGCGCCGCAAGTTCCGGGCGCCAGAAATACACACGCCGCCATCATGGGCGGCGTGGTACAGGAGGGCTTTTAATCGAGTTTAAAGAGGTGTTAGCCGAGCATTCCTATGAGGCTAAAACGCGTAGTTAGCCATGTTGCTGATTCATTGGCTCAGATAATGGCTGGAGTTTTTTCTCGCTATCAGGTCGTGCGTCGATGTGAGGATGATAGCTCTGTTGATC